AAGTCGTTCAAGACTAACAGTTTGTTTCGTAAGTTGGTAAATAAGAGACATTTTTTTATTATACTTATTACAGCTGGTCTATATCACTTAGGTCTTCACTGTACATCAATATTTCTTCGGCCACGATTTGATAAAATGCCATTTTATACGCTAGAAATCCAAATAAAGTTGCCCCCATATTAAAATCGAATGGTAAATCTTTAGAATTCCATACAGATTCTGCTAATGCAAGACATGTCGGTAAGAGTAATCGTTTATTCAAACCGGGTAATTTTTCTATATTGTCGACGTATGAGGAGAGTGAATCAACATACATATAAGATGCGATTGTTCCTAAACTTGCAGAAACACCGTCAACGGGTGTATGAAAAATAAAATGGTAGGTCGAAACAGCAACACCGTATTGTAAAGTTGTCTTTTTAATTTTAGATTTTATTTTTTCATATTCCGCTATACCTTCTTTACGTTTAGTGGGGCACGATATTCTAATGGTTTTAGTGTATGGGTTTATTATACTCAACATTACAATTTATTTACTCTATATCTATACCTTTAATAATATAGTTTTCATCTTGAAAATACTTTTTCTTAAACTTTCGTTCTTTTATTTTAAAATTATTACACCTCTGTTCAACTTCGTGTATACTAATTTGAATATTGGTTAAATCTATTTTATTTGTAGACGATTTTCTCCATTTATCACCAAAGATTGTAGAATATTGTAGTTCACGTCTTTGATACGTAAGATCTTCAAGTAGAAGTTTATAAAGTATGAGTGAATATGAATCGTATTCACTACTTTCATAATCATCAAAATAAAGCTGTTCGCGCGCCAATGTATTCATACGTTCACGAAGTAGGTTCGCCCCACTGTTCTCTCCACCGGTTAACCAAAGTTTGAAGTCTTTCTCTCGAGAATCTCGAATTTCGGGGGTCTCGTCGAGGGGCTCCGGGACACACGAGATCACGTGATTCGTACGCGTTAAGTTTTTCCCATATGACTCTTTGCATGTCACCCGGGAGTTCGTTTGTCGCTTGACAAAACGAGAGTTTATAGTCGTACGTGTGTAAGGCAATGTAGTCGTCCATTTCATTTTTTTATATATTTCATTAGAAGTATGTAAACTTAGGTTTCCTAGGAACCTCTAAAATGATTGTTTCATTCGCTTCATTTTTAGATATAATATAGTCATTTTCACACATTTTTATAGATGGAGGTTTTTGTATATTTGTTTCGGGTTTTGGTCTAAGTGATAATAAATTACAGACACTCGAATAAAACGAAAACATTACTGCTATTATTTATGTTTATTTTTTTATATACTAAATACAAGATGGTTTCACTCCAGGACTTACCTAAAAAGGTTCAGTATATAATTATAGATTCAAAATTTGTAAATGGTTCAAATAATACGTTTAGTATAGATCTTTCACTTGAATCAAATTTACATTTAGAAGATATCACACAAGTGTGTGGTATAAAACCAGTTGATTTTTACGTGACACAGGTTGGACAGGAAACCCCAAATTCTGATACTCACGTGAGTAGTGTCGCAAAGTACGTTGATATAACGTGTGAAGATGTACCTAAACGTGCTCAAATACTCGATGAGCGTCATGGACAAATTTTAGCACGCGTACCACTCGAAAGACATTTTAATCATGGTGCACATACTATAGTTAGAGATAAGCAGTGGAAAGCATTTCCAAGACAAACAAACCTATTTAATCCCATATCTATGCAAAAACTTCATTTTAAGTTATATGAATATCAAGAAGATACAGATTACGTTACTTTACAACCGGATGCAGAATGGTATATGGTTCTCGAAGTTACAACTATAGACGTTAAGGAAAAACCTATAAATCGAGAGGTTCAAATTCTAGAAGCTTTACATAAACTTATCGGGAAGATAGAGGATCTTAACGTAAACGTTAAAAAACTTCCGGATAAGGAGGATATCGAAAAAATGGAGAAGGAAAAAAAGAAAAAGTACCCCTTGCGTTACTTAATACTCTTCATAACTATGATAATAGGTGGATTTGTATAAAAATAAATTTACTCCTTCGATTCCACAACCTTCTTTTTAACCACACGTTTAACAACTTTTTTCTTTGGTGTTTCTGGTGCTGGTGCTGGTGCTGGTGCTGGTGCTGGTGGAGCTGGAGCTGGTGGGGCTGGAGCTGGTGGTGCTGGAGCCTTTACTGGAGCAGCAGCCTTTACTGGAGCAGCAGCTGGTGGTTCGATTGCATCAGCTATTTGTCTAAGAATACTATAGACAGTTTCTTTGTGAATTTTTGATCTTTGAAGTGCTTCTTCAATTTGTTCTCTAACAGAGTCCATCGCGTAATATATATAAAAGAAATATTATCTTTATACTAAATGTTATTCATCGGTCCACCTCTTTTGAGTGGGATAGGTCAACAATGTAAAAAATATATGGGTCTTTTTCCTGGGAGTCGGTACATTGAACTTCAAAATGATATACCTGTGTGTGAACGTGCATTCATTTATGCTTTACCTGTCCCACATTGGTTAGATAAAATACCAGAAATTAAACGTAAAATCAAACACGTTACATGTATGACTATATGTGAAACCGAAACCGTACACGAAGATTACGGTAAACTATTTAAACTTTTTGATAGAATCGCCGTACCGAGTGAATTTTGTCGAAAAGTGTTTAAAAAACAATTTCCAGACACGGACTTTTACATTATACATGCACACGTGCCTGATCATAGACCGTACACATTTTATCACATCGGAAATGTGACGGATCCAAGGAAAAATTTTAATAAAATTATTGAAACATTTGTTCGTATGAATAAACCTGATACACGTCTTTTGATTAAGGCAACGTGTAAACAACCAATTCAAATAAAAATACCAAACGTTGAAGTTATAAACGGTCTTATTGCTGATGAAGAAATGGAAAAAATCCACGCACTGGGTGATTGTTATGTAAGTTTTTCGAGTTCGGAAGGTATTGGTATGGGTGCAGTGGAAGCAGCTTTACGCAATAAACCCGTCATTATAACAGATTACGGAGGTGCACCCGAATATATAAAAACACCGTATACGATAAAATGTGAACGTCAAAAACTCGTAAAAGATGATTTTTTGTATCAAGTGGGTATGGAATGGGGTAAACCAGACGAAAAACAATTACGTGAGTTTATGGAAGATGCATACACAAATAAAATAAGGTATATGGAACATCCGAGAACTCATATGTTGACGTGTAAAGAAAATGTATTACAGGAATTCGTCGCTAATGTAATTGGTAAGGAAAGTGATAAGACCGGTCAAGATGGCACCGGACATGAGTGAGCCTCTCTGGGCAATGAGCATGGCGACAACATCATCAATAAATTTAACATTGGTTGGTTTCTTAAGAAGTTCTGGTACGATTTTTGAAATTGCAAGATAAAGTGCCATAGCTATTATGACAGGTCTGAGTGTTTCTTGATCTAACATTTTTACAATAAGGAAATATTTATTTTTGGCCTAGTTCCTAACACTTGATTATCTATTCTATGTTTTTTACAATAATCCCCACATACCGCTTTGAATGTACACTTTTTCCCTGATATTTTCCCTGATAATGTAAATGCTTTACATATATTGCGAGTTTCGGAAGTGTCTTGTTTGGGTACAGAATCTAAAACTTGTATCGGTTTTGTTTTTTGAGATTCGAGTTTCTTTTTCCTCATTTTATCGAGAATTGACGCCATTTCTTCTGGTGTTTTTTTACTTGTTTTCAAGGTTTTGGATACACGTAAACAGTCATCATAAGTCTGGATATTTGATTGATGTTTTTTAGTGAGTACATTTTTAGTATCACTAAAATTCGTTTGAATCACGGTCGGTAGAAAGTATTGCGACATCTTAAATTTTACTAAAATTAAAATAACTTAGGTTAGTAAAAGATGTGGTTCTTTACAAAACTTAAAAGAACGTATAGCTTCACTTTAGGCGAGTAATATAAAAGATAAAACCTTTTGTTTTTAAATGTATCTTAAGTGGACAAAAGAGTGTTATTTATGTGAATGTCCATTAGAACCACATATACACACGAATAGTACAGAAGAACGAATACTTCTTCGCGAATATAAGAAAATAAAACCTATTTTTATGATTAACAATGGTGGATATCTGAAATTTTTTGATATGAATATAAAACGTACCTGTTATGCGTGTTATATAACATCTTACAAAAATATTCAACCCAGGTCACTTAGAAACAGAGAGTGTGGTCGTATAAAAAATATATATTCAAAACCCAAGTCAAAAACAAAAGATGAATTATTACATTGGTTCGAAGGACTAAAAATATACTTAAGTAAAAGACGCAATACAACATAAATGAATGAAAGTATTCAAAAACTCACACACGTGGAACATATTTTAAAGCGTCCGGATTCGTACGTTGGACCTGTTTCACGTGTAGCGGAACCATATTGGATATATGAAAATGATAAATTTGAAAAGAAAACTATCATGTATTCCCCAGCACTTTTAAAAATATTTGATGAAATTTTAGTAAATGCAATTGACCGAAACTCTATGTACCCAAAAAATGTAACGTCTATGAGTGTTTCTATCGATAAGGTGTCTGGTGAAATAACAATTGAAAATAATGGACCTTTGGGTGGTATCTCCGTTAAAATGCACGAAAAAGAAGGTTTATGGAATCCAGAGTTAACGTTTGGACATTTACTCACGAGTACAAATTATGACGACACACAAAAACGTGTTGTTGGTGGTCGTAATGGATACGGTGCAAAACTTACAAATGTTTATTCGACTAATTTTTCTATAAAAATTAAAGATGGGGAAAACAAGTGTATATACACACAAGAATGGTCAGATAATATGAAAAAGTGTAATACACCTAAAATAAAAAAGTATTCGAGTGCTACATCGAGCGTTTCGATTACTTTTATACCAGATTGGAAACGGTTTGGTATGACAAAAATGGATGATTCTATATATAAAATTTTTGAAAAACGGGTATATGATGCAAACATTTGTACGTCACAAAATTGTAAAGTAAAGTTTCAAGGTGAAGCATTGGCTAAAGCATCATTTAATACGTATGCAAAAATGTATACGAAATCTGATGAAATGTGTACCTTTACGAGTGATAGATGGTCAGTGTGTATTGCACCTTCAGATGATGGTTTCGAACACGTATCGTTTGTGAATGGTATATGTACCACAAAAGGTGGTTCACACGTTGATCACGTGTCCGGAATACTCGCAAACGGTGTTATTGAAGATATGGCAAAGAAAATAAAACTTAGACCTCAACAAGTCAGGAATGCGTTTTTTGTTTTCGTAAAAGCAACACTTGTCAATCCAAGTTTTAGTAGTCAGGTTAAATCGGAGTGTACACTCAAACCACAAGACTTTGGGAGTAAATTTGAACCACCGAAAACGTTTATAAAGAATATTTTGAAAACAAGTGTTCAATCAGAACTCATGGCATTATCGAAGTTTCGTGAAATGAAAGAATTGAAAAAAACAGATGGATCCCGTAAATCAAAAATAACGGGTATTCCGAAACTCGACGATGCCAATAAGGCCGGTACTACACACTCTGGTAAGTGTACTCTTATTATTACCGAAGGTGATTCTGCAAAAACACTTGCAATTGCGGGTCTTTCGGTTGTTGGTCGTGATCATTACGGTGTTTTTCCACTTCGGGGTAAATGTAAGAACGTACGTGACGCGAGTGTAAAACAACTTACCGAAAATAAGGAGTTTAATGACCTTAAAAAGATTTTGGGGCTTCAGCAAGGGAAAGTGTATACGTCACTTTCTGAACTCAGATACGGAAGACTCATGATCATGACCGATGCAGATAACGATGGAAGTCATATCAAGGGGCTTATTCTTAACATGATTCATTATTTCTGGCC